ACCTCTGGCTTTGTTAATAATAAATTTGTTGTGGTGGTATCTGCCATGATGAAACTCCTATGCGGCCTCTTGCCAAGTTAATGAATTGTCTGCTAAATCTGTCCAAGATTCTGATGTGTCAGAAACCGGTGTCCAGCTTTCAGTTGAATCGCCAACTGGTGTCCATGTCTCGCTGCTGTCTGATTGTGCTGTCCACGTCTCACTGGAATCAGGCACTGCGCCCCAGCCAAAGCCAATCATTGTGCCGACAGCACAAATTGAATCAACGCCAGTTATCGCAATTTCAACAGTCAACCCAACACTGTCAACTGCGCCTGTAGACGCATTGCCTGTTAAATCAATTGCGGCAGACTGAGTGACGCTGCCGACAGCACCAGTAGACGCAACACCTGTAGCGATGGGCGCAACTAATACCGATCCAACAGCGCCGGTGGCTGCATTGCCGGTGATGGCAACAGATACGGTTAATCCGACAGTGCCTACATTGCCGGTGGCGATAGTCCCATCTTCTTGGATTGATCGGCTGGCTAGTAAAGTGCCAACAGCACCAGTTGCCTGGTTGCCACTGATAACGACATTACCTATGCCATAGACACCAAGACCGTAATAACCTGAGCCATATGCAGCCATGCCGCTGCTCCTCGGTTAAGCCAGCCGGATCAGGCCGGTGCTTGCGTCATTGACAGGCATGGTCAGCGTGAATGTTCCGGCAGTCACAGTCTGGCTGCCAAAGGTATGCACACTGACCGCCTTGTTTGACTGAGTTGAGTTATAAATCAAAACCGCGTCAAAGGCCGTAGAGAGAGTCACAGCAGAGTAAGTGATGCTGGCGCTGGGGGTCACAAACGCTGTGGTGCCGCTGGTGCTAGGAGGTGTGCCAAAAGTCACCGTCACGCCGCCTGCGGTGTAGCCAGTGCCTGACACCTCGTTGGTGGCGCTGTAGGCTGTTGTGGTGGCATTAACAGTGGCGCTTGCCAAGTACAAGGCAGCCTTAAACGTGTCGGCGGTGGTGGCGGCGCGAATAACGCCAGTGCCGAAATTGTGATGTCCGACAAGCAGCTCACCCTTGAAACTGGTACACATGGATTGTGTGTTTGCGATGATAGTTCTCCTTAAATTTGTTGGGTAACGCCATCAGCAAACACACTGCGCTTGAGCGCCATGTGGACAGATCGGTGAACCATTTCACCATCTAGCCAGTACTCTACCCAGCTTGTTGTCTCGGTATCGTTGTCCAATGAACCTTCACGCTTCTCCAGCAATGAATCGTCCATCTCGCCTTTGGTGGTAGTGACTATCATCCAAATGTCCTTGCACGCGCCAACAGAGCGCCGCCAGAGGTTGATCCACGGTCATCAGCAACTTGCAACTGCTCTAAGCCAGCAGCATATAACGATGACCATACAGAGATTCTCGCATCATCCTGTAGATAAGGCGCAGCTTGTAATAGCGAGCCGTACAGGTAAACATCCGGTGCCTGAGTCAGCAGAAAATTGGTTGCAACAGTCGATGACAACTTGGTCAACTTGGCGTAGTAAACCAATTCAGCGGTGTATGCGCCATCAGGTATCGGCAGCAGCCGGAATTGATTGCCCACCACCGTGAAGTACAACGGCTTGCCGCTGGACAAGTAGGTGGTGTTAGACAGCTGATCCATTGCCTCAATTGTTTGAAATGACAAGGATGTCACCGGATTAGTATCTAGCTTGATGGACTTGGTTTCTAAGAAATCATCAGGCACGGTGCCGTACTCGGCGGCAGCTGCAAAGGATGCAGTGGCACGCACGATCATCTGTCTGGTGCGTAGTTGGCGCTCCATCTGCGCCTCGGCCAGACTGATGAAGTCAGCAATAGCCGAAGTCAAATCAGTCCGGTTGAGCCAATCAGCCAGTGATGCTTTGAGTTCGGTGTAGGTGGTCAATGCCATTTAGACTGCCTCTTTTTCAAGCTGTTCCCGCATAACCCAAGTGTGTTCATGCCGGAATTCAAATGTGCCAATGTGTCCGATTTCTTTCGAGACATCATGGTCAATATACACCTTGAAACCCAATTCCTGAGCCTTCTTGCAGAAGAAGACATCCTCGCCCATGTAGCCGCGAGTGTCGTACTGCCAGGGCATATCGAACCATGGCTCAGACATTCCTTGGAACACTTCGCGCTTGATCAGCATCACGCCAGTACCAACTGAGCCGATCTCTTCTAAGCCGGTGGATTCAGGCATGGTGTAGACCGGCTTGCGCTTTCCATTCTCATCATAGTTCTGCGCCGTTGGACCTGTCGGCATCCTGCGCCTGGCGCAGTTGGTCGCCACGATATCCACGTCATGCGCCAGCAGCCGCTGGATCATGTCCTGCGGGAATGTCATGTCGGAGTCGATGAACAGTATGTGGCTGCAACCCTCGCGCATCGCGTCAAGGCACAGGTCGGCACGCTGATTCTGGATCAGTGTACCTTGCAGTATCTTGAGGCTGACAGCGTCAGTGGTGTTCAGCGTGTGGTACGCCACCATGTTGACCATGCAGTAGGTGTAGTTGGTGTGTACTTGATCCCGCGCTGGCGTGCAGACTGCAATGTATTTCATACCTGTCCTGGCCTCACTCTAAAGAACCTGTTATCGGGATCGTTCAACCATTTTTTCATGTAAACCGGATCATCCAACTTGCCCTCGGCCTTCAGCTGAAAGTAGATCGTTTCAGGAATGCTGGCAACGTGATGCCATTCGCTCTTCCAGTTCGCCCTGTTATCAGTAGCGGCAAAGTCGCGCTTGTTGGCCTCAATGACCGCAGTCAAGTCCTGCGTTGTCTGAATCGTTGCCTCATCAGTGTCATCGTTGTAGTGCCAGGTGCGGGTGATCCCCTTCTCGGGGCTTGCATCAAAAAATCGTTTTTCCATGTAAGTAGGGGGAAGATTTCTCCTCCCCCTTTTCCTCTTAGTTGATTAAGAAGTGATCAAGTCAGCGCACAGGCCGTGAGCGTTTTCAGCCGTAACCTTGTGGCCGTATTCGATCAACAGCATACGCTTCTCAGCGTCACCAGTTTTTGCCAATTCGACTTGCTGGTAAGGACGCAGCACAGTCATCTTTGCGTACTCAGGATCAAGAACCCAGCCATCACGCTCGCGCTGGAAGCGGTTTGCGATAACGGCCACGTTGCCAAAGTCACTGACGTAGATGTCAACTGCACCGATCAACACGGCAGGCTTTTCACCGCCATTGATGTTGAAACGTGAAGATGCAATGCCAGAGAAACCGGAAACGCGCTGCTTGTTGACAGGGCCAACCATCAGGATTTTCGGCGTGCCGCCAGCAGACCATACTTTCTGAATTACATTCTTGAGAATGGTTTCAGTGAAAGTACGCACGTTGCCGTCAGTACGCGCACTGTTTGGCAGTGTGGTGTAGCTTGGGTCAGTGCCGTTGGTTTGCTTGTCGGTGTTGGTCTTGACAAAAGCCTGCAAAGAGGCAGTCACGCGAGCAGTGGTGGTGTTACCGGCAACAGCAATACCGCCATTCAAGAAAACAAATTCTTGATCACGCTTGAGTTCAGAACCGCGCTTGGCGATCTGGTATGCCAGTTCAGAACGGCGGCCAGCTTTGTTAACCACTTCTTCAGTATTTGACAAGACAATAGTCTTGCGTGAAATCTGAGCGTAGTTAGTGACGCGCACAGTTGCAACAACTGCATCAAATGTGCCGACATCATCACCTTCCAACTGAGCATTTGCAGCAGCATCAGCCAAAGTATCTGTTTGAAATTCAAACAAAGTGTTGGTGATTGTTTCGCGGCCAATGTTGGATTGGTACGGTGTTTCTTCGGGAGCGATGTTGGTGATGACATTGCTCAAGTCTTCACGAATACCCTTTGCAGAGTAGGTGGTGAATGTGTTACTTACGATAGACATGATTTTTCCTTATTTCAAGAGTTTGTAGATTGCATCAGCCGCGTCATCGACACGGCCAGTTTTCGCAAGACGCTGTTGCGCTCGCAATGCCTCAGTGTTGTTTGAAACTCTTCCCGCTGCACCAGGCTTTGCGGGTCTTGGCCCATTGTTCGTTACCGGCTTGATCTGTCCACGCTTGGACACCATCTGATCGTACAGCGCCGCTTTTCGCAGCAGTACAACCGCCCTGTGATCGAGAACATTCTTAAGCTCATCAGGTGAGAATCCAGCCTTCTGGCCGAATTGAACGAGCATGGCCTTTTCAGCCGCAGCCTTCTTAGCGTCTTTCCACTCGGGAATAGCCGCCACCAAAGCCTCTTGCTCATGCTGCAAAACCAACTGGTGATGCTGCATCTGTTCCTGTTGCGACAACTGAGACAGGCGCTGCTTTTCGCTTTGAATAGCCGCGTTCTTCTCTTGGTTTTCTCGCATCAACTCGCGCTGCCGTACCCATTCAATGGGGTCTTCTTGGTAAAGACGTTCCCAATCAATGTTCGGCTGCGTTGCCTGCTGAACCTGAGCCTCTAAAGCTCCTAACAAATGAGCGTATTGCTCGCGCTCGGCGCGAACCGCCTGCAACTCTGCCTCTGCGTGCTTTCGCACTTCGGCAATTTGCTGCGTTTTTCGCGTGTAATCCTGAGTCCTTGAATATCCTTTTTGGAGTTCCTCCAGCGACACCTCGACTTCTTTACCGTCAACCTTGACGGTGAAGACTTGTGGCTGTTCTTCCTCTTCAGAATTATCATCTTCCTCGGATTGTTCGGGATCAGTTTCATCGCCGGATGCGTCTGCATCATCTAGCAACTCATCAACTCCCGCCGCGCCCTCATCGGGCAACTGCGTCTCGCTGTTCTCCTCTTGTCCCTCATCGGGGAGCATCCCAGCAAGTGCATTGGCCGCTTCGGCCATACTTATCGGACCCTGTACAACACTCGCCGCTGGCGTTGGTGCTACTGTTTGCATTAGTTTATTTCCTTAATTAAACAAGATTTTTCTGCGCGCGCTCAATGGCGCGCTGCGCCACCTTGCCGTTGTCGATCATTTTGGTAAGTTCGTTCTTGAAATTCTCAATGGCACGCAACTGCGCCCAGCAAATCTCACGCTTGTTAGCCTCTTCCGGCTTGCTGCTCTCAAACTCCCAAAGCAAATCGCCACGCATCTTCTCCATGGCCGCTGCAAATACTTCGTCCTGCATGAACTGCTCGGACTTGCGGCCTTTTCGTACTTGTTCTTCGTTCATTTAAACCATTCCATTAAGGTTGATGGGTGGAGGCACATTCGCCGCTGTCTGCACAGCCTGTTGGATGATTGCAGACTCTTGCGCCATGGCCTCCCGATCCATAGACTGCCGCGCTTCGATCTCGGCAGTGCTAATTTGTGTCTGGTACTTTAACTCTAATTCGTACTTCTTGAGCATTAAGTCCTGCGCCATTTGATCTCTACGGTAATCGTCATCGCGGATCATCTGCTCGCGCTTCAACTCCAACTCGGCAGCCTTCTTCTGGATGTCGGCTTGGATCGACTGAGCCTGTACCTGAGCCAGCACCTCCTCCGGCGTTGGCTTTGGCGCTTCAGCCTGTGGCATCTGAAAGTCTGCTGGCAACGTCTGGATGTAGCTGGACGCATCCCGAAAGCCAGACAACTCAATGATCTTCTGAAGACTGCGGATGTACATGGCCGGTGTCACCACCGGATTGTCAAGACCATACTGCTGAATGATCTGCTCTTGCTTACCCGCAATCATGGTCAGCGCCTGAATGCGCTCATTGGTGTCGCCATTGCCCAGGCCGATATTGACCGTCACGTCCATGCTGGAATTCCAGACTCGCGGGTCAATCTCCACCCACTCATTACGCAAGCGCACCATGCGCGGCTTGTCTTGATGGGTAGTCATCAGGTACAAGATGCCCTTAAAGAGTTTTTTCATGCCCTCGGCCAGTATGCGTGCCTGCAACTCAATACGGCCTTGGCTGGCGCTGATGGTGGCCGCCACAGCTGCCTTGGTGCTTGACTGCAATGCGTCAGCGTCCAATCCCATCGCGGCCTTGCTCATGCCGGTGCGGTCTTCGCGCATCTGATCCATGTAGTCCAGCATAGGAAATGCGGCCTGTCCGACAAATGGGGTAGAGAACGGCT